TGAGCATACTGTGTAGCATGTGCATATATTTAATGTTCTCTTTCTGTTCTTTTTTCCTTGACAACCTGTAAGCTAAGGATCATACTTCGAGTGTAACGAGAAGTTAATCAAAGTGTTTTACTTCTTAACAAGATAACTACTTAGACTTTGTACCTCTTAAAGAAAAAGGTTAAAGAAAAAAAAGGACTACAGATTTTACTGCTCTTAAAGTTTTACTTACTTCTGATCTATGGTAGAAAGATTTGAAGTATAGAAAAACCTGTATTCCTTTTCTCTTTTTATCTTCTTCTCTTTTCAAGTAGTAGTGCGCCAATAGTAAAGGTATATAGTATGACAAAGAACAGGATAACTAAAGAAGTAACAATCAAATTAGAGTCTGGTAAGGAAGTAAAACTTTCTAGCAAGGTTAGAGACCTTATAGAGGGACTTGTCAGCACAGGTAAATCAGTTCAAGAAGTAGCCTTAGATCAAGGTTGGATTGGTGAAGCAGGCAGACAGAATGCGTATAGTTCTCTTTCAACATTATCGGCTAAAGCCTATCTAAAAGAAAAGATGTACAGTAAGTATAGCTTACAAGCGCCCAAGGCATTACATAACATAGAGACATTGAGTGATACGGCGCGATCAGAGTTCGTCAAATTGCAAGCTTCGCAGGATATATTAGATAGGGCTGGCTTTGCACCTGTAACTCAGATTCAATCGCAAGTACTGGGTGACTTTAAGGTTAAGATCGATTTGAGCTGATGTATTTTAGGTGACCCGAAAAACGGAGTGCTATCTATGTAACAGTACTTCACTCTCGCAATTTTATCCCCAATAAGCTTTTGGTTAAATGTAAAATATTTTTTTACTTGCAATAGTCTCCGAAATAAGATATACATAGGACAACACAAAGGACCAGTCATGGGAATATTTACATTATTTAAGATCGCTAAACGAGTTGCAAAGAACTACGGACCTAACTCTACTTACAAAGTAGGCGACAATTCTAACCTTGGTAAGAAGGATTCCGATTGGAAGAAACGTACAGATAACAACTGGACTAGACAGAACACACCTTCCATCAAAGAAAGTAATATAACAACATTAAACGCACTGGTTAAACCTAAGACTAAGTCAATGAATACGGCTATGTCTAATCTATTGTCCTCACCTTTTCTAGCAAAGACAGATGTTGTTAAGAAAAGAAAAGATGATGTTGGAACACCTAAGGGTAACTTTAACGTAGGTGGTCATGACAATGTTAAGCCTAAGCTTATAGGACTTCCTACTAAGAAACCTAGATCATTAATGAAAAACAAGACAAATGCTGGTGTTGATTTCTCCATACGTTCCGCAAGTTTCATGAAATCAGGTGGACATGATAGAGTTGATGGTGGTAAGTTAGCAGTATCACAGAAAAGAAAAGATGATGTCGGTACACCGCTGGGTTCATTTAATACAAGAGGTGCTGATAGAGCAGACAAGATATCCGATAGAGCTAAAAGAGCAAGACCTTCTTCTGTAAGAAAAGATGATGTTGGTGTTCCGCTCGGTTCTTTCCTGAACTCTGCTGGTCATGATAGAAAAGACAAGAATGCTATATTCGGTAGAAGCAAGCACCCTAAGTTCTTTAATCCTTCACAGAATGTAACAGACAAAGTTAACGCTAAGCCTAAGTCCTTAAAGACTTATATACAACAAGACAACAGCCTTATGGCTAAGATAACTTCTTACTTTGGTATTAAACCTAAGACTAGTACAACACAACCACGATTAGCCACAGGTGATCCAAGTATTACAACTGCATCTACAAATTATAAACAACCAACAGAAGTAAGGAAAGTTAACAAAGACTTTACTGCAGGTAAAACAAAAGATTATGTAGCCGAAGCATTGGCTGATAACAATCTGAATATTAAACACAGAACTGTCGGTAGTAATATATCTATGCTAAAACAAACAACTGCTACACGTAAGAAGAACTCTAAGTACAAGAACTACAGATGAAAACTAAAGCACAACTACAAAAGGATTTTGATGTCCTTGTCAGTAGTTATGCTACACTCGTTAAGATAATAAAAGACCAAGAAGAAGCTTTAAAAGCTTATGCAGAATTGTTTACAGCCGAAGACGAAGGGATCATTTTTGAATTAGAAGATAAAGGATTATTAAATTAATGGCACATCAACTAAACTCAACTTATGAAAGCGGAAGAAATGACTCCAAAAAAAACCACGACGAAGCAAGAGAAGTTAGAAAAAGTCGCAATACACTCGTTCAAACAAAACCGACCACCCTTGGCGCAAAGAACAAAACTCCAGAAGGCAGAAGCTAGAGCTATCATTATGCTTGGTAACGAGCAGAGAGAAAAAGATAGACATGCGACTAAACAATTCCAAGATTACGTAGAACGCAAAGTATTAAAAGGTCATGATATCAAGACTGCTAACAATATGGCTAAGGCTATGTTTAGAGACAGGTTAAAAGATGAGTAATATATTTAGAAAAGTTATGATCAAAGACTTAACCAAGTTAAGAGTTCTTGTTAGAAGTCAACATATGAAAGCATATCCTACTGAACTGTGTACAGATATGGAAGCAGACAGAATCATAGAAGCTATGAGTGAACAAGCACAGAATGAATTAATAAAATTAGCAGTTGACTATGGCATCTCTGAGCTATAAGCCTGATGGCAGTACATTAAAGGAATTTTTAAAAGACGAAAGTTTCTTTAGAGGATTGCGTGGACCTGTTGGTAGTGGTAAGTCTGTTGGCTGTTGTATTGAAATAATGCGCAGAGCATTGCAACAGAAACTAACACCTGATGGAAAAAGAAAATCCAGATGGGCAGTCATTCGTAATACCAACCCACAATTAAAAACAACAACAATTAAAACTTGGTTGGATTGGTTTCCAGAAGAAGATTGGGGAAGGTTTCATTGGTCTGTACCATTCACTCATATGATAAAGAAGGGTGAGATAGAACTTGAAGTTGTGTTCCTAGCATTGGATAGACCAGAAGATGTTAAGAAACTATTGTCACTTGAACTAACTGGTGTCTGGATTAACGAAGCAAGAGAAATTCCTAAGTCTATTGTTGATGCTTGTACCATGAGGGTCGGTAGATATCCAAGTATGAGAGAAGGTGGTCCAAGTTGGTACGGAGTTATATGCGATACCAACCCACCAGATGTAGATCATTGGTGGTCGATCATGTCTGGCGAAGCAATGCTTCCTGATTATATGAGTAAACAAGAAAGCAAGATGTTAGTCCGTCCTGATAATTGGTCATTCTGGAATCAAGCCCCAGCTATGTTAGAAACTAGAGACGAAAAACGTGTCATTAACGGATACGAAATGAACCCTGAAGTTGAGAACCAGAAACATCTAACAAAGAACTATTATCCCAATATCATTAGAGGTAAGACAAAGTCATGGATAGATGTCTATGTATTAAACAAATTGGGTGAAGTATCAGATGATAAGCCTGTATATGAATCATTCAGACACGATTTACACGTAGCCAAGGGAGATTTAACTCCTATATTAGGGTCTCCTATCTTTGTTGGACTTGATTTTGGATTAACTCCTGCCTGTGTCTTTGCTCAAAGAGTAAGAGGTAGATGGGTTGTCCTTGATGAATTGGTTGCAGAAGATATGGGTATCGTTAGGTTTGGTGAATTAATGAAATCACATATGGCTCAATGGTTACCGAGGGAGTTTATTATATTTGGTGACCCTGCTGGTGATCAAAGAGTACAAACAGATGAGACAACACCCTTCCAAATACTAAGAGCTAAAGGTTTATTTGCTAGACCAGCACCAAGTAATGATGTCGTAACAAGATTAGAATCTGTAACATCTGTACTAACAAGACTAACTGATGGAGAAACAGGTATCATTATAGACCCTAAGTGTAAAAATTTAATTAGAGGTTTTGCTGGTGGATATCACTACAGACGTATGCAGGTAAGTGGCGAAAGATATGACGAACGTCCAAATAAAAATAGGTTCTCACATATTCATGATGCGTTTCAATATCTTTTATTGGGTGCAGGTGAAGGAAGGAACTTGACAGTAGGCAGAACTTCTGCTAAACCTGTAGTAGCTAAAAGGGCATTTGACGTATTCAGTGTCAAACCTAACAACATATATGAAAGAAGAAGATAACATGTGTATCGGTAATGCAATCGGCAAGTCTAAAGGCAAAGGTTTACCTTTTCAAGAAGACAACTCCTCAGTCAATGCAAGAGAAAGAGAAGCTCTAGCTGAAGATCAATACGAAGAAGAATCAGCAAACAAAGATGCTCAATACGAATTAAGAAAAGCTTCTAGTAAAAGACGTGGACGTTCATCATTACTATCTGGTAGTGCAGGCGGACGTGGCTTTGCAACTCAGAAAAAATCAGGCAAGACAACTTTAGGTGTATAACAAATGGCTATCATAGAACAAGTCCCTATTGTATCTAATGATTACTCTACAGATAATGTAAAGAGATTACTCGCTAGATACAAACATGCTTCCGCTATAAAAGATTTATGGCTTCCAACAATGCAAGAGTGTTATGAATTTGCTTTACCTCAAAGAGAAAGCTTTTATTCAGAAACAGTTGGAGCAAGAAGAACGGACAGAATCTTTGATGAGACTGCTGTTGTTGGTGTACAAGAATTTGCAAGTAGATTACAATCAGGTATAGTTCCTAACTATGCTAGATGGGCTGATCTTGTTGCAGGTTCTGAGATACCAGAAGCAGAACAAAAAGAAGTCAATGTTGAATTAGATAAAGTTACTGAATATGTATTTGAAGTATTACAAAATTCAAACTTCGCTCAAGAAGTTCACGAAACATTCCTAGATGTAGCAGTTGGTACAGGTGTATTGCTTATAGAAGAAGGTGATGCAGTTCAACCAATTAAATTTAAAGCTATACCATTACCTCAAATTGTTTTAGACTCAGGTCATGATGATAAGATAGATCATGTATTCCGTAAAAGAAAAATAAGAATGAAAGACCTCCCATACGCATATCCTAATGGAGAAATATCTGAGAAGATGGCAATGGATTTAGAGAAAAGTCCAGAAACAAATGTAGAAATACTAGAAGTTGTTTACAGAATGTATGAGAATACTAAAGAAGAAGAACACAGATACTGTGTTATTGCACTAGATTACGTACATAAGATAGTTGAAAGTGCATATACAGGAATAGGTTCTAATCCTTATGTTGTGTACAGATGGTCTAAAGTAGCTGGTGAAATATACGGACGTGGTCCATTACAACTAGCATTACCTGCAATCAAGACATCTAACCTTGTTATAGAGTTAATATTAGAGAATGCACAGATGGCTATCTCTGGTATGTATCAAGTAGAAGATGATGGTGTAGTTAATGTTGATAACATACAATTAATTCCAGGGTCTATAATTCCTAAAGCCCAAGGTAGCAGTGGCTTACAGCCTATTGCACCAGCAGGAAACTTTAATGTTAGTGATCTTGTACTAAGAGATATGAGAACAAACATTAAGAAGGCATTATACAACGATATGTTGGGTAACCCTAACGAGAAAACTCCAATGACTGCTACAGAAGTTGCTGAAAGAATGGCTGATTTATCAAGGACCATAGGTTCTGCCTTCGGTAGACTACAAGCAGAATTGGTTAACCCTGTCCTGCAAAGAGTTATTTATATATTAAAGAAGCAAGGACGGATCACAGTGCCTACTGTTAATGGTAGGGAAGTCAAGATCAGGTCTTCCTCACCATTAGCACAGGCTCAACAACATTCAGACGTTGCAACCATAGACAGATTCTTAGGTCTAATACAATCAAGAGTTGGTCCAGAATTATTGAACGTACTTATCAAGCAAGATGAAGTTGCTAAATACGTTGCCAAAAAACTTGGTGTACCAGATGATTTGATTCGAACTCAGGAAGAAATGCAACAAGCAATGCAACAGATGCAAGCTATGCAACAGCAACAAGCCCCTGAAGAACCTCAACAATAATCACTAGGGTTGACTTTATTATATAATAGTGTTAGGATTACCCATAATTGAAACAATGTGGGGCAAGCACAATGACTATTAGAAACAAAAGAGTTTTAATAATATCAGACTTGCATATACCTTATCATCATAAAGACAGCTTCGCTTTCCTTAAAGCTGTTAAAAAGAAATTCAAACCAGACAGAGTTGTTAACATTGGTGATCTATTAGATTTCCATGCAATAAGTATGCACGATAATAATCCAGACCTTCCTAGTGCTGGTGATGAACTATCCTTAGCGAAAGATTATATACACGAACTAGAGAAAATCTTTCCTGTAGTAACAGAGGTTCATTCAAATCATTCAAGTTTAGTTTATAGGAGGGCATTGAAATATGGAATGAGCAAACACTTCCTTAAATCTTACGGAGATTTCTTAGGTACAGGTAAAGATTGGACATGGCAAGATGATTTAACAATAGAATTATCTGATGGTAGACGTTGTCATTTCACTCATGGTAGATCAGCAGATGTATTAAAAACATCTCAATCTATGGGTATGAGTGCAGTACAAGGACATTATCACACAAAACTATCTGTATCTTATTGGGCTAACCCTGATAATATATTCTTCGGAATGCAGGTAGGTTGTCTTATAAACCAAAAGTCAATGGCATTTGAATATGCAAAGAACTTTAATACAAGGTTCATGTTAGGTTGTGGAGTTATTATAGACGGAGTACCTAGAGCTATACCCATGACATTAAACAGAGATGGTAATTGGATAGGGGAAGTTAGATGAGCGAAGATAAAACAAACCCTAGTTACTATCAAATAGGTAAATGTACAGGTTGTGATAAAGAATTACAAGCATACGATTACCTAAAGAATTTACCTTACTCTGAAGCAAGTGCTATTAAATATATCACTAGACACAAAAACAAAGGTAAAGCAATGGATATCAAAAAAGGTATCTGGTTTTTAAGAGCAATATTAAAAGATACTTATGGAGAAGATTATAATGGTTAAAAAGATTATCACTAGATGTATAGGACTTGACAATTTAGAAAGACCTATAGCAGAAGAAGAAGCATTGAACTCTATGTTTAGTGTTGCAATGACTACACCAACAGGCAGTGCCATACTAACATATCTAAAATCAATGACATTAGAATCTGTTGCTGGTCCTGAAATAACAGATGCTCATTTAAGACATCTTGAAGGACAAAGATATATAGTTGGTTTAATTCAGAGACGAGTCAATAAAGGTAAATCTCAAAACATAGCAAAGGACAATGTTAAATGATTGAAGATAGTGGAATAGAATCAGTAATAGATGAAGTACCAATGACTACTGATATAGAACCTAGACCAGAGTTCATTCCTGAGAAGTTTTGGGATACAGACAATGGTGTAGTTAACCTAGAAGAATTTGGTAAGTCTTATTCTAATTTAGAGAAATACGTTGGTGGAAAAAAAGAAGAACTTCGTGAAGTTATTCAAAACGAAATGAACGAAGAAGCAGTTACCAATACACCAGAAGCTTATATATTACCGAAGTTACCTGAGAACATCACAGAAGAAATGGTTAATGATAACCCTATGTCTTCATGGTGGGGTGAGTTTTGTAAAACTAATTCATATACCCAAGAAGTATATGAAGAAGGGATTAACAAGTACATTGATGGCTTTGTTAATTCTATGCCTAACATGGACACTGAGATGAATAACCTCGGTGAAAATGCTGAAGCCAGACTAGATGCTGTCAATTCTTGGGCTTCAAACTTCTTTGCCCCCAATGAATACGAAGCCGTAGCCTCTAGTCTCGGTGCAACTGCAGAAGGTGTCGAAGCTTTAGAAAGAATGATGGACTCATTAAAAGAGAATATGAGTAATGCTTCGAGTGTAGCACAACCAGAAAGACCTTTAACAATAGCTGATGTTAGAGGAATGATGAAAGACCCACGTTATTTCGATCAAAGAGAAAGAGATAACGATTATGTTAAAAAAGTTGATGAAGCTTTTCAAAGACTTTTTAGATAATGCAAACGAAACTATCTAGTATTACAGAAGCATTTGCCAATGTAATACTAGGGTATCTCATAGCAGTAACAGCTAACTACTTTGTTTTACCATTGTTTGGATTTAATGTTTCAATAGCAGACTCAGTAGGAATAGGAGTAATTTTTAGTTTAATATCTATAATTAGATCGTATGTTTTAAGGAGATTGTTCAATACCATTATACGTAAGAAACTCTATACCAGATGATGCTTATCAGTTAGCACCATATTTAAAACAAGAAGATAGATATGAATGTATCCTATGGGGTATGACTCCATTAGAAGGATTACTTGCTCCGTTCCAATCACCATTCGACATCAAACATAATTACACAGCAGTAGATCAAGACAACAATATAGTATGTATGTTTGGTGTTGTTCTGGTTAATGATGCTATGGAAAGACCTGAGTGGAATCATGGTATTATATGGCTATTAGGTTCTGATTTAATGGATACATATTACAGAGATATTATAAGAGTAAACAAGAAATGGCTCAATTTGATACAAGTTGACCATAACTACGTTTCAAACTACATATCAATACATCAAGAAAAGTCAATCAAATGGCTACGTTGGCTAGGTTTTGAATTTAATTCTAAATCAGTGCTTGTCAAAGGTGTAGAAATGGTGTACTTCTATAGAAGTTACAACCTTGAACAGAAAGACTAAGTCCAACTCTGGATAACTTAGTTCCCTCAGATAGATAATTGTCATATTTTAAACTATTAATATTAACTTTTCATAAAGGAGTTACCTTAAATGGCAACACAAATCTCTACTGCCTTTATTAAACAGTTCGAAGCTGAAGTTCATATGGCATATCAACGTATGGGTTCTAAGTTAATGAATACTGTAAGGCAAATTAATAACGTTAAAGGTAGTCAAGCAAGATTCCAAAAAGTGGGTACAGGCACAGCCGTTACTAAAGCAAGGCATGCAATGATCCCTACAATGGAAGTCGCTCATACTACAGTAGACGTTACATTAGCAGACTACTACGCATCTGATTACGTTGACTCATTAGACGAAATCAAAACAAACATTGACGAACGTCAAGTACTAGCTCAATCATCTTCTTCTGCTTTAGGTAGAAAAACTGATCAGCTTATCATGGACGTTTTAGACGCAGGCTCAAATGGCGACAACCAAGTTCATGGTTCAGCTGGTTTGACTCTTGCTAAATGTTTGAATGTATATGAATCATTTGGCGGTGCTGATGTACCTGATGATGGCGACAGATACTTCATGGTTTCACCTGCAGGTTGGGCAGACTTACTAGCAATAGATGCTTTCTCAAGAAGCGACTATGTTGGCGAAGCTGACTTACCATATGCTGGCGGTTTAACTGCTAAACGTTGGTTGGGTTTTATGTTCTTTACACATTCTGGTTTAACTATTGCGTCTACTACTCGTAATACTCATGCTTGGCATAAATCAGCTATCGGTCTTGCTACTGGTGCAGATATAAGAACTGAAATTAATTACGTACCTGAGAAAGTATCAAGTTTAATTACTTCATACATGTCTATGGGCGCTGTTATGATCGACGCAATAGGCGCTGTTCAAACAGAAATCACTGAGTAATAGGAGAATACAACATGGCATACGCATTAGCAAATCCGATTCAGAAAGTAGCTCAAATGGGTGCAAACTCATTATGGTACTATGCTGATGGAGACGCAACTTCGGTTATAGTTGGTTCAGGTTATTTCAACTTGTCTTACCCAGAAGTAAAACAGTTCGATATGATTCTTACTGTTGGTACTAATGGCGGTACAGCAGAATCTGATCTACTTATAGTTTCATCTGCAACAGGTGCAACTACAGTAACATCAACTAAACTAGCTTAAATACTGAATATGGTGGTAGCCTTAATTGGCTATCACTATATTAATATAAGGAATAAATATGGCTGATTCAAAATTTGATATATGTAATAAAGCACTTCTTTTAGTAGGAGCAAATACAATATCATCATTCACACAAAGTACAACAGAATCTATAGTAGCTAATTCATTATATGAATCTACATTAGAAGATTTACTAACAAGAGTTAGATGGAGATTTTCTACTAAGCAAGTACAACTTTCAAAAAGTGCAACAAGTCCTGATGCAAGATATGATTCAGCATACGCATTACCAACGGACGCATTTCTAATTAACACAGTTACAGTTTCAGATTCACCTATCGTCTATGACAGATATGGACAATTCATTTTCACAAACACCACTAGTTCAGATACAGTTATAGCAGATTATACTTATCAACCTAGTGAATCTACATTCCCACCATACTTTAAACAAACATTAGTATTTGAACTAGCATCTATATTTGCTGGTGCTATTACTAGAAATGATGCTTTAGCATCTATGTATGAAGGCAGAGCAATAAGACAATTAAAAACAGCTAAAGGTATTGATGCTCAGGCACAAACTAACAGAGGTCTAAACGTAAACAGGTTTAGAAACAATCGTGGTGGTGGTAGACATATAACAGCAGTTAGTCCGTAGTATGTCATTAGTAAGATTACACCAATCATCATTCTTAAAAGGTGAACTTGATCCTAACTTACATGGTAGAACAGACTTAGATGCCTATGGTGATGGATTAAAAACAGCAAAGAATGTTATTCCATTAAACCAAGGTGGTATTGAACGTAGAGCAGGAACGTTATTCCTAGCTGACTTAGGCGCTCATTCACGAATAGAAGAATTTACTTTCTCTGCTGAACAAGAATATATTATGGCATTTCAAGATACTGTATTGAAAATTTATTCTGATCTTGGTGTATTATTACAAACAATAACAAGTTGTCCTTGGGACACAGATGACTTATTTGAATTTCATACAGCACAGTCTGGTGATACTATTCTTGTTGTGGACACTCATTTTGCACCTCAAGTAATAACAAGAACAAGTGCTACTACATTTACATTGGCTACATTTGCATTTGATACTTCTCTTAACGGAGAAAAAACATATCAACCTTATTTCAAATTTGCTAACGAATCAATAACATTAGATATTAACAGTGTTACTAAAGGTGCAACTGGTGTTACATGTACAACATCATCTGCATTTTGGACATCAGCCTATGTAGGACAAATAATAAGATACCAAGGTATTGAATTGTTAATCACAGGTTATACAAGTACAACAGTAGTAACAGCAACTTTGCTTGGTAAAGTGTTGGTTACATTAGATGATGATCCATTCCAATCAACTCAGGGTTCAGGTATAGTTACTGTAACTCAAGTAGATCATGGTTACGTAACAGGAGCTTCAGTTATTATAGACAGTGTAGAAGATATATTCACAACTACAGGTGCTGGTCTAGCATTTGCAAACATGGAAGGCACATTCTCTGTAACAGTTATTGATGATGATCATTGGTCTTTTACTGCAAGTTCAGGAGATGTTGGTGAAGATTCTAGAGATGGTGGTGGTGTATCAGTTACTATTAGTGGACACCCTGCTACAAGAAATTGGGACGAACAAGTATTATCTAGTGTTAATGGTTATCCACAAACATGTTGTTTCCACGAAGACAGATTATATTTTGCAGGTTCAACTGCTTTACCAGATGGTATACAAGCTAGTAAGGTAGGGTATTTCTTTAACTTTGATGTGGGTACTGCATTAGATGATGAAGCAATACAAGTACAAATATCATCAGATCACATAAACGAAATTAGACATTTAGTTCCTACAAGGAATGTAGAAATCTTTACATCAACTGGTGAGTTCTTTATTAAAACAGCTATCAATACTCCTGTTACACCATCAGGTATTCGTATTATATCCCAATCATCTTATGGTTCTAAAATTTACCCTAAGCCAAAACCATTTGATGGTGCAACAGTATGGGTTCAAAACAATGGTAAGAATGTAAGAGAATTTTTGTTTCAAGAATCAGTAGAAGGTTATACAGGTAATTCAGTTTCATTATTATCATCTCATTTAATTGAAGACCCTGTTGACAGTGCAGTGGTAACATCTATGCACGGCAGGACTGAGCAGTTTTATTATCAGTGCGGTGATGATGGACATATGGCAGTGTTTTTATCACAAAGAGCAGAGAAGATTGCAGGTTGGGTTCAATGGGAGACTGATGGCAAATTTGATTCAGTAGCAACTACATTAACATCTGCATATGTAGCAACAGAAAGAATATTGCCTAAAGATTATAGCAGTGCAGTAACTGTAACTGACTATGCTAATATAGCAGTAGGTACTACTACAGTGTTTACTTTGAATGATGGTACTGTAATCAACTTAATCTCAGAAGCTTCTGGTGCAGGATCACCAACGACACCATCTGCACCCAATTATTATTATAGACCATTTACTAACAACAATACTACAGCCGATAATATACAAGCAGTATTGAATGCTATATCTGGATTAACAGTTGCTAATCCTAGTGCTAATATATTATCAGTAGTAAGAGATACAGATGGTACAAACAATTTATCAGTAACAACTACAGATACTACAAGAGTTACAGTTGCAGACTTTGTTGGAACTTCTGTTCATTATTTAGAACAGTTTGCAGACTCAGCATTTGATCTACCAACAGATTGTAGTGTTTCAAAAACATTATCAACTTCATATCAACCTCATGGTACACCATTGGTTAAAGGTGGATTTGGACCATTAGCAACATTTACTGCTGATGGATTTACTAATGCACCATCTCAAGGTGAAACATTTAAGTTTAATGATAACGGAGATACATATACTATATCATCTGCAACTTATGTATCAACAGGTGAATATACTATTTCATTAACTGCCAATGCAGTTGAACTAGATAATGCACCAATGATATTTATAACAAGTAAAGTATTCACTGGCTTAGGAGTTCTTGAAGGAAAAACTGCATGGGCTACAGCAGGATCATTAGAAGGTGGAGAAGTTCATTATTATGGTAAAGGTACTGTAGCAGGTACAGGTGTAGTTATAATTCAGTCACCAACCAACTCAGCAGATTTTGGATTACAATTTGATATGGAAATTGAAACATTAAGAAAAGATGCTACTATTGATGGTGGTTCATTAACTCATATGCCGAGAAAGATCGGTGTAACAATAGTTGATATGGTTAATTCATATCACTTGAAAGTATCTGGTAGTGATGTTATCATACCTACAGTACAAATAAACACTACTACAGGATTAGAAGGATTTACAGGAACTAAAAGAGTACATGTATTAGGTTATAATACTGAACCACATGTTACTGTAACACAGGACTATCCACTTCCATTAAGGATTGTGGGTATAACTTCGGAGATATATTACTAATGTTTGGATTTCTAACACCTCAATTATTGGGTATCTTCTCTATGATTTCTCAAGGGATAGGTACTGTAATGCAAGTACGCGCACAAAAACAGAGTGCAAAGTATGAACAACAACGTCTACAATCTCAAGCAGATCAATACGAAGATCAAGCACAAAGAGCTATACTTGAAGCCAATGCAACTGAACTAGAAAGAAAAAGACAGTACTTCCAAACAGTTTCAACTAACAGAGCTTTAATGAGTACTACAGGTGTATCTTCTAACAGTGCATCATTCAGAGCTTTAATGCAAGCTAATCAAAATACAATGAAAGATGATATGGGAGCTATAGCATTAGCAGGTATTGAGAACAGAATGAATAGTATGTACAGTAGAGATCAAGCTTTAATGAGTAAGAAGTCTGCTAAACATACTAAAGCTGATGTATTCTCTACAGTTAGCAGAAATCTTATAAGAGCTAAATCAACATTTGATGAAACATTTTAAGGACAGAACATGGCATTAAGAAAAGAAACTAGAGCAGTCTTATACAAAGATAGAATTAAAATAAATGCTGGTCAAGGTTTAAGAGACAAAGCTAATCGTGCAAACAAAGATGCTAGTATTATAGATGACTCTATTAACATGTATGCTAAAGAAGCTTTAAAGGTTCAAAAGAAATGGGGAGCTAAACGTGGTAAAGAAGCTTTCGAATACTACAAACCTATTAATGAAACTATTGAATACAAGAGCGAAGAATATTCTAGTGAAGCTAGAGGTCCTGTAAGTGTTATAAAAACTGCTAAGGTTATGAGTGATCCTATTACACCTATTCATTTGAAAACTAAATCAGAGCAGGAAGCATTCCAATTAAATGCTTATAACTTATATTCAAAAGAAATTGATAAAACTACTAACAGGATAATGAACGAAGAAGTTACCAATGCAAATCTTTATAATCAAACACCTGAACAACTTCATGTACAGATGACTGATTCTTTAGAAACAGTATTGGACACATTGCCAGAAAAAGAAAAAGAATTAAAAAGACAATCTTTACTAAGTAGTCTTGAGGATAGAGTCCTTGCATATAAATATAAATTCAATCAAAGAGAAATAACAGTTACCAATGCAAGAAGTATGGATATGATAATTGATAACACAGTAGTTCATAGAGATAATATATTGGTACAAGATGATGCTGAACAGTTCAAAGTAAATTCTAACTCTACTATAGCAGATATTGATAGAGAACTAGCTATGAACATGAGAACACCTGAAGATATCATAAGATTGGAAAATTTAAAGGTCGAGATTAAGCTGGGAGTAGGGGTAAACGAACTTATTACATCAAACAACCTTAAATTAGTTACGGAGGGTGGCGATACCTCTGTGGCTGTTTATGAAAGAAAGAACAATACGTACCGAAAATTACTTGAAATGTTAGAAACAGATGGTAATATTGAAGATTTATCCATGACATTAGACAATGGAGAGGTTGCAAACTTCCAGACTAGTAAATTGAATGGTAAGTTTAAAAACGACAAACCATTAAAAGAAAGTTTAAAAAACCATATAGTAAAATTACAACAAACTAATGCAATTAATCGCGATAGATTCATTGCTAAAGAAATTACTAAGCAAGATGCAAGAAGTATAGTTAATGGTAATTACGATCCTGATACTATGAACATTGATTTTACAGATGTAGAGCAGAGAGATATATTTAATGAAATGTCTGTGGGTAATTACAACTCTAAATATGGTACTGATATATCCCATGCTGAAGTTAATAACGTAGATGTTAATACATTACTTACATGGCAACAATCTTTTAGTCAACCATTAGTAGGTGACGAATCACCTGAGGAATTATCAGCAAGAATACAGAATGAACATAAATTCAATTTAGCAATGGATAGAGATGAACAAGTATTCATAGCTACAGGTAAAGCTTATTCTGCAAATGTCAATCAATTAGTTGCTGTAGCTCAGAGTCCTGAAGCTAGCCCTGAAGATAGATTTAATGCTATCCTTGTACTTAGAAATTCTGGGCATGCTCAAATGATGGCAGATAATCCTCAAGGAGCAAATGTAGAAGAAGATTTATTCTTATACATGATAGGTAATGATGATGGTCATTATGATTATAAAGGTAACCTGAATAGCAAAGAAGGTTTTGAAAGTTTAAACTATTATTATCCTTTAAGACTTAAAGCTTTGCAAAGAGATGAGTCTGATATGTCACTGCAAGATAGAACCTCTAGAGATAATAGAGTGGATACAGTTTTTGATGATTGGTTATCAAGTTCAGAAAATTGGAGTACAACTTCAATGACAAATGATTCTCATGTACTGCCTGCTAGAGGTGCAGATGGTAGAAGAAATCCTAAAAACAGTTATAAAGGTAATGATGTTTTAGTTAACGTTATAGAAGAAGGTCAAATGACAATTAACATTCAAGACAAATTACGAACAGTGTATATGAAAGCTGTAGACCTTAATCCTAATATGACTAAAGGTCAATTAGAAAAGGTTATGAGTTCAATTGGTAAACGTGTTTTAGCATATGAAAATGTTGGTGCAAGTTTTATTGAAGAAGAAGATTTCTCAGATCAAAGAGATGACTATGACTTACCTATCTTAATGAGTAACCCTGTAGAGAAACTATATCTTGATGATGAAGGTTCAGTAGATTGGATATCAGGTGTAGTCAAAAAAGCTATACCAGAAGGATTTGCAAAAGATTTTGGTGATACCTTTAAAGATATACAATTAGGTGATAATGCTTACTTAGTAAAATCTGAAGTAAAAGGTATCTATCATTTAAAAGGTATGCATTCAGATGGAGTTCCATTTATGTTTAGAGAAACAAGTGGTGCTTTAACAATCGTAGATTTAGATGAAGCTTATATTGATCTTCTAGGCGTAGATCGTTTTAAACAAATAAGAAGCGGTGAACTTCAACAGGCAAAAGATCAATTAGAATTTCAAGGTAAATAAAATGGTAAAACATGCTGGGTTGTTTAATGACTGGGGTGACTTGACTAAAAAACATTTAGCCAATAAAGATATCACAGATCAACTAAAGGTAACTAACGAAAAAAATAAACAGATTCGTGGTGATGAATTACGTGCTGTATTACAAAACGATCACGTTCCTGTAAAGAGTCAATTGACTAGAGAACAAGAACAAGAAGCTGGTCGTAAGAAATTAGCACTAGGTAACAAGTGGTCGGACTATAAACCTAACAATGGTGAATTTGAATTTACAGGTAGAGACCAAACGTTCTGGGAAGATGTTGGTACATCTTTTTCTATGGAAGGTATACAATTATGGTTAGCTCAAGAACAAGATAATATAGCATCAGGTTATAGAGAAGCTGGTTATGATCAAAGTTTTAACCCTTATACAAAAGAAAACCTTGCAGGGTATGAAGCATATGTCAATGATTTTGGTGATGTTATAAACGAAAAACATATGGACGCAATCAAAGTTGGTATAGATAGAGTTAATCGTAAAGAAGAAAGATTAGCTAGAGGTGATAGACTTATGGCTAGAATGGTGGGTGGTGCTATTGGTGATCCATCAATGTTAATTGGTACGTTTTCTGGGTTAGGTTTATTAGGTTCTACAACTATGAAATTGACTAGAACTTTAATGAGAGGTTCAAGTTTTGCTAGACGTGCAGGTAAGTCTGGTGCGATAACAGCTGGAGCTATGTCTCCAAACGAATACCTAAGACGCAAATATGATTACAATTCTACATGGCAAGAATCAGCTATGCTACTAGGTATAGGTGGTTTGATGGGTGGTTTAATGGGTGGTATGGTAGGAGCTAAAACTGTTAAAACTGGTAAAGCAATGGTTAATAAAAGATTTACACAAAACCCCAATACCAAACAATGGTCTTACACAGAACCAGAATTACAGCAACCTTTTATGAACTCACCTACTTTCACAGGTATGTACCCAAACAAAGCAGAAAGACTAGCTGTACTATATGATGATGCTTTTAGATTAATAGAAGAAACTGATGCAACACCATTGTGGACTTATAAGTTTATTAATGATGTTACTGGTTCAGTTGAAAAAATAAGTAACAGGTTTAAAAAATCTATAGGATTTAACAAAGCCACTAAAACATCTAAACCTACAATTAAAATCAATTCAAAAAAACTGTTAGATGATTGGAATAATGAAACTCCTAACATGAGAAACAGAATTGGTTCATTTGAAAACTACCAACAACTTAAAGTAAAACAATTATTCATCACTGAAGTTCAAGGTGAAGGTAGAAAAGTAAGTAGAACAACAGGAGAATTTATAGAATCAGAAAGAGATTTTGAGTTAAGAACATTAGACTTAGCTTATAGAGAATTTCAAAAAGAAGCATCAAAAGGTTCATTAGCCAGAAGTAATATCTTCTCTAAAGCATTTAACAATTTAGAAAAACTTACTAATGCTGGTAAAGTAACAGCTAACGGAGTATTTAAAAATACTAAAGTTGGTAGGTATATGCAAGAATCTATGATAGCTCTTAGTGGTGATCATTCAACTATGTCTGAAGTTAACAGAGCTGGTGGAGCTACAAAGAGTTCTGTAGCCCTTGCTATAAGAAGAAACCATGAAATACCATTAGCTAATATTCTTAGAAACAATGATGAAGCATGGGTTAGATTTAGAATGGACGACGAAGAATCTACTTATCTTGCTTCATTTAACCAAACCAAAAACAAACTAAGAATAAGTGACTTTAAAGGTAAAACTGAGGGTCAATCTGTAGCTGAGTTTAGAGCAGATATTTCTAGAGCTATTTCAGATGATACTTTTTATGCTACTACCAATAAGTATGTTAGACAACAAGCAGATGAGATGACAGCATACTTTGAAAAAACAGGTAAAGATATGGACCTGTATGGTATATCAAATAACAAAACATCTGTTACTAATTTTAAACTTGCTAAACAAACAATCATAGATGATCTAGAAAAAACATTGGCTAGTGATACTGAGTTAAATGCTTTTCAAAAAGGTAAGTTAAACGAAATACTGGATAGCGAAAAAGCTCTTATAAAAGACTTGGATACACAACTTGGTGACCTAGCAAAAGAAAGTCAATTAAAGGGTTTAAATATACACAACAAAGAAAAGTATTTACCAAGGGTATATAATAAAGATGCTATCATTGCTAATAAAACTGTGTTTATTAATATGTTATCAGATTTCTTTCAAAGTCCTATTGGTAGAAAGAATGTAATAAACAAAGAAACTGGTGAGATAACTCAACTGTCTTCTTCTAAAACTGAAACTATGAAAAGAGCAAGGAAAGTTTATAATCATATTCTTACTGTAGAATCAGATGATATAGAAGGTATACTTGGTAAAGCATTAGATGATGAAGGCAATGTTACTTATGGTGCAAAACAATTTATGAGCAGAAATCTTAACATACCTAACAAGATGTTAACAAAACAATACAATGGTGTTGAAGATTTTATAGAACTAGACTCATCAGTTATTATGAGACAATATACTCAAAGAGCTGGTACAGCTATAGAGATTGCCAAAAGATTTGGTGATGCTAATATGTCTAATTGGACAGTTGATGCTAGAATTAAACTGTTAACAGGTGAAATCAAATCAACAAAAGATATGACAAAATATAACAGAATCATTAATGCCTTTACAGATGAAAAAGGTAAGATGACAGGTACTATTAATCTACAAGATTCTTCTGCAAGATCAAAGAAAGTTGCTGAGGGTTTAATGAATATAGCAAGTACAACTATGATGGGACGTGTTGTGTATTCAGCAGTAGTTGATGTAGCTAGACCAGTTATGGTTCATGGATTACAAAAAGTAGCAGGTCAAGTATTTAGACAAGCATTTGGTAATAATAGAATAGCTTATTTAAAAGCTTTAAAACAAAACAAAGGCTTAGGAGCTACAATAGATACTGAACTTGGTATGGCAAAGAAAAGATTTATGGTAGAGGCAGGACAAATAACACCCTCTAATAGAGGTACAGGTTTGTTTGGTAAAGCTTTAAATAAACTTAACGAACTACAGCCTTCATGGTTTGTAGTCAATGGTTTAACTCCTTGGACTCAGAAAATGAAAGACTTTGAAGCTGTTATAGGTCATCAAGAAATACTTAATGATGCTATCAATATGTCAAAAGGTAAAGCTTCTAGGCATACTATAAACAGAATGGCATCTATGGGTATAGATGAAACTACTGCAAAAACTATAGCTCGTATGCCTTGGGAAGAAGTTGATGGTATGAGGTTAGCCAATGTAGATAAGTGGTTATCTAAAAAAGGTGGAGAAAATGCGTCTATTAAATTTCAAGAAGCCTTGTATGCAGAAACAGACAGAGCTATTGTTACACCACATATAGTAGATCAACTAAATATTATGCACGGACAAAGCAGGATCAATAGTCCTAAAGGTAATGCTTTCTGGAATAATGCTGTAGGTAGAAAATTGGGTTATAAAAAAGGACAAGATGGTGGCTCTATGAATAATGCTTTACTTGCTTTACCAATGCAGTTTATGAGTTGGGGTGTATCAGCAAACAGAAAAGTTGTAATGGCAGGTATGTCTGGTAAGGATAAAAACTTTGTTGGTGGCTTAATGTCTATGCTGTTCATGGGTGGTATATCTTTGTATATGAAAACACCACACGACAGATTCATGGCAATGAGTGATGAGGAAAGATTTATTAGAGCAATAGAAATATCAGGTGTGTTGGGTGTGATGTCTGATCTGTCTTTCAATATAGAAAATCTAACAATGGGTAATGTAGGTTTAAGACCTTTGCTTGGTGTTAAAGGTAGATTTGGTAAAGAGAATTTAGCAGATGCAATATCAGAACCATTGGGAGCTTCTGGTGGTTTGATGATGGGTCTAGCTCATTCATTCCTTACTGAAAATTCTCAAGCAAACAGAGTTGGAGTACTAAGAAGGGCGACTCCATTTAATAATCTGTTCTATACAAAAGACTTGTTTAGAAAAATATATGATCCATTAGCAAAAACAGTAATAAAAGGTAGTGACTTCGGTGAATAATAGTGTATAATAACATCAATTTAAATAGGAAAAAATAATGGCAATAACCACAGCTTTAAATGTACCACGTAATTCTTATGTTGCGACATCAGCGCAAACAGTTTTTACAGTAGCTTTTGAATTTTACACAGTAGCAGATGTAGTAGTTTATAAGAACGGAGTTCTTATGACTCATGATCCAGCACCTTCTACTTCAATAACTTATTCGGTTGAAGGAAGTGTTAATGCTTCTGATAGTGCATACGAGTTTGGTGCAGGTGGTACTGTAACATTCGGTAGTGGTTTAACAGTTAATGATTCAGTAGTTATATTAAGAGATGTTGTTGTAGAAAGAATTACAGACTTCTCACCTGCTGGAGCATTTGATATTGTTACTTTAAATACACAATTAGATTCTTTAACTAGTATGGTTGCAGAAAGAGAAACACAAAGCGATCGTTCTATTAAGTTGTTAGACACAGATGTAACATCAGCGACATTAACTTTACCAGTTAGTGCTACTAGAGCATCAAAGATGCTATCTTTTGATTCTAGTGGTCATGTTGAAACAACAATAACCTCATCTGGTCTTTCCTCACTATCTGATATCACTGCTGATATAACAACAGTAGCTGGAATTAGAGCTAACGTTACAACAGTAGCAGGTATATCTGCTAACGTAACATCAGTAGCAGGTGTATCTGCTAACGTAACATCAGTAGCTGGTGTAACTGCAAACGTAACTACAGTAGCAGGCATCAGTGCCAATGTAACTACAGTAGCTGGCATATCTGCTAACGTAACAACAGTAGCTTCTAATGTTGCAGGAGTTAATAGCTTTGCTAGTATATACAGAATAGCATCATCTGATCCAGATAGTTCTTTAGATGAAGGTGACTTAGTCTACAATTCTACAGATAACTTATTAAAATATTACAATGGTTCTGCATGGGTATCTATTCAAGGTACTGCAACAACATTAGATTCAATGACAGATACAACATTCACATCAATAGCTGATGGTTCAATGATGTTGTATGATACAGGTGCATCTAAATGGATAGATAATGTGATGTCTGGTGAAGCAACAATGTTAGATACAGGTGCAGTAACTATAGCCAACAATATTATTGATGAGGCTAATTTGAAAATATCAAATGCCCCTACTAATGGCTATATGTTAACAGCGCAATCTGGTAATACAGGTGGTATGACATGGGCTGAAGCAGGTGCTGTACCACTAACGACTACCGCACTAACAGGAACTACTGATGAATTAGATTGGTCTGCTTCAGACATACAAACACATACACTAACAGCTCCAACCACATATACATATGCAAATGTCCCTGCAGTTGGCGAACTTGAATTAGAATTAAAAACTTTTAAAACAGGTTATGATTTTACAAGTAATGCTTACAATTCAGATACATACGATCCAGCTACACAAATAGGAACAACTCTTGGTACTGGTTTTTTTAGTACAAACGGTTTAAGAGTTTATGTTACTCAAGGTCTAAAGATATTTTCATACACTATGAGTACAGCTTGGGACGTATCGACTGCTAGTTACGATTCAAAAACAATAACAACTGGAGTTGGCACTGCTGTTAAAGCGCTGTATATAGGCGACAG